CCTATGAGAAGCTATGCGCGCACTTCGGGTTGAGTCCGAGCAGCCGGTCGCGCGTGACGGTGTCGGACAATCAACCGTGGCTGCAGGGGTTCGGGCCGAAGCACGCCCAGGACGAAGCCGAAAGCAAGTCGCCAAGCGGCCTCGCCGCGTTCGCGAAACCGTAGCGCGTGGCGATTTTGCCGCGCGGTCGGAGCGCTATGCCCGTGCGGTAGTCGCCGGCAAGATCATTGCCGGGAAATGGGCGAAGGCTGCCTGCCAGCGGCAACTGGATGACCTGGAGCGGAGCGCCCGGGACGGAGCCTGGCCGTACGTTTTTGATGCGGCCGAGGCCGCGCGCTGGTGCGGATTCATCGAGCGACTACCGCACGTCAAGGGCGACTGGGCGAAGCCGACGCTGGTGGACGGATGCTGGCTCTACCCGAGGATCCTGCTCGAGGACGCGCAGGTCTTTTTCATCGCGGTGCTGTTCGGATGGCGGCACCGCGTGACCGGTTTCCGGCGGTTTCGACGCGCGTATCTGGAAGAGGCGCGCAAGAACACGAAGTCGACGCTGATCGCCGGGATCGCGCTCGGAATGCTGGCGATCGACGGAGAGCAGGGGCCGGAGATCTACGCCACCGCGACGAAGAAGGACCAGGCAAAAATCGTATGGGAGCTCGCGTGCGAAATGGTGCGCCGCGAGCCGGAATTCCGGACGCTCGGGGTGGGCTTCAACAAAAGCCTGGTCTACAACGTCCAGAACGCCGGTAAGTTCCAACCGCTGGCGCGCGACTATGGATCGCTCGACGGGCTCAACACGAGCTGCTTCATCTCGGATGAGATGCACGCGCAGAAGGACCGCCGCCTCTACGATGTGCTCGACAGCTCGACGGGGGCGCGCTCGCAATCGCTTGGCATCGGCATCACCACCGCCGGCACCGACCGCTCCGGCGTGTGCTATGCGCAACGGACCTACGTCACGAAGATTCTGAACGCGGTGCTGCACCGGCACCGCGGAATGGGCTACCGGATCGAGGGGCAATCGGCCGATGACGAAACCTACTTCGGCATCATCTATACGCTTGACACCGGCTACGCGGGCGCCAGGCCGGACGACGACTGGGGCGATGAACGCGTGTGGTCCAAGGCCAACCCGATGCTCGCCGCGGAACACAATAAGGGATACGCGGCGACTCTGCTCGCGGATCTGCGAGCGGCCTGCCAGAAGGCGCGGACCATGCCTTCCGAGCAGTCGGAATTCCGCACCCAGCGCTGCAACCAGTGGCTGAATGCGGACACGGCGTGGATGGACATGCACGCATGGAACCTGTGCGGCGACACGGGGCTGAAGCCGGAGGCCTTCGCCGGCGAGGCATGCTATATCGGGCTCGACGCGGCGTTCAAGACCGACATCTTCGCCGCCGCGAAGATCATCGAACGGGGTGGGGAGTATTACCTCTTCATCCGCTACTACGCGCCGCAACGGATGCTGCGCCTCGGGGGCAACGAGCACCTGGCGGCGTGGGCGGCGCAGGGCTACATCACCGAGACGCCTGGTGAAGTGGTGGACATCGAGCGCATACGGGAGGATCTCCGCGCCGACGTCAAGATGTTCGACGTACGCGAGGTGCCGTTCGACCCGGCACAGCTCACACAATTCGCCACGGAGATGATTGCGGAAGGCCTGGAGATGGTGGAGATGCGCCCGACAGTGCTCAATTTCTCCGAGCCTATGAAGAAGCTCTTCGAACTCGCGCTGCAGAAACGACTGCACCACGACGCCAATCCGGTTACGGAATGGATGATCGCAAACGTCGTCTGCCACCGCGATCACAAGGACAACATCTACCCGAACAAGGACCGGCCCGAGAACAAGATCGACGGCCCGGTGGGCGCGATCATGGCGCTGGGGCGGGCAATCGCGGCGGGCGATAACGGCCCATCATTCTGGGAATCGCCACGTGGACCGACTGAAGAAGCTCGTGCCTGATCTGCTGCTAGTGGCCGGCGCCGCCGGCGTGTCCTACGGAGCCTGGCTCGCGTATCAGCCCGCAGGTTATATCGTCGCCGGGGCGCTTGCGATCTACGCCGGATTGAGGCTGGCGTAATGGGCTATCTTGCTGACGCGTTGACGCGCAAAGCCGTTGGCGGCAATGACGTCTTCCGCGAATTGCTTGGCCGCAGCACATCGGCCACCGGCAAGGTAGTCAACTCCAAGACCGCGGTGGAGGTGGCAACGGTAAACGCGTGCATGCGTGTCATTGGCGAGGGCATCGCGCAGGTGCCACTGAAACTGATGCGGGAAAACAAAGGGGGCACGACCCGGCTGCCGGCGAAGGAACACGCGCTCTATGAAATCCTGGCGTGCCGGCCGAATGGCTGGCAAACCTCGTTTGAATATCGTGAAATGCTGGCATGGCATGTTGGACTGACCGGCGCTCACTTCAGTTTCAAGAATAGATTAAGCAAGGGGGACATCGCGGAACTTATCCCGTTCGAGCCGGGACAGGTCACGGTCAAACGCGCCGACGACTGGACATTGAGCTACGAAGTTACAGCTGCCAACGGAGCCAGGCAGATATTTCCCGCAGAGTCCATTTGGCACGTTCGGGGGCCGAGCTGGAATAGCTGGATGGGGTTGGAGGCGGTGCGGCTCGCGCGCGAAGCGATCGGACTGGCGATGGCAAGCGAGGAGCATGGCGCGAAGCTGCATAAAAACCTCGCCAGGGTCGGCGGCATATTGTCCGTCGACGGATCAATGGGCCAGGATCAGTATGAAAATCTGCGTAAATGGGTCGAGGAAAATATAGAGGGGTCGGGCAATGCCTATCGCACCGCGATCATCGACCGCGGTGCGAAATGGACCCCGGCCATCATGAACTCGGTCGATGCACAACACCTCGAGACGCGCCGCTACCAGGTTGAAGAAATCTGCCGGTTTTTCCGCGTGAATCCGATCATGGTCGGGGCCGAGTCCAAGAACACCACCTACGCCAGCGCGGAACAGATGTTTCTCGCCCACGTCGTGCATTGTCTCTCGCCGTGGTACATGCGGATTGAGCAGTCCATCGACGCCAATTTACTGACCGAAGCGGACCGCGCGGCCGGGTTGTATGCCAATTTTGTCGATGAAGGATTGCTGCGCGGCTCCATGGCCGACAAGAAAGATTTTCTGACCGGTATGGTTAACGGCGGTCTGATGACGGCAAACGAAGGCCGCGCGAAGCTGGATTTGAATCCGGATGACGACCCGGCCAGCGACAAGCTGCGGATACCGACCAACATTACCGGCAGCATCGCGCAGACCGCAACGCAAGGAGCGCCATCATGAACGAACTCAAGGCAATCTCGCAGACCGACGCGGAACTGCGGGTCGGCAACTACATGGTGCTCTTCGGCGGCAAGGATCTGACCGGAGAATTCTTCACGCAAAAGACGCATTTCGACAGCAACTATACGGATCTCGGCGTGCTCTACGTCGATTTCGAGCACGGCCGCGACGCCGAAAAAGCCGGGAATTCATCGAGCAATGTGCTCGGGATCGTCAACTGGAAGTTGGCCAAGGTGGACGAGAAGGGTATTTTCGTCGAGCGCGTCCTCAACCGCCGCGCGAAATACATCGAGTTCCTGAGTCATCTGATCGACGCCGGCATCATGGGATCGTCCAGTGAGGCCATCCCCGGGGCCACGCGCAAAAAGAGCGGCGGAGAAATCATCGAGTGGCCGCTGATGCGCGATACGCTCACGGTCACTCCTCTGGAACCGCGCATGATGACGGGGAATGTTCTGACGGCGGCGAAGGCGCTGGCCGAGATCTTCCCCAATAGCAAATCTCTCGCGCTGGCGACCGGCGCGATGGAAAAACCGGAGTCAGGAATCAAAACTATCGAGGCGCTTGCAACGCTAAGCGACGTTGAGGATTACCTGCGCGATGCAGGGAAGAGCCGCACCGAAGCGAAGGCGTTGCTGTCGCGCGTGAAGAGCCTTGGACGGCGCGATGCTGATGAGGGCGCAATGCAGCAAATTGCCGAGGCGTTGAAACGCCGGAGCGTACCTCAATCAACCTGAAAAGGGATCATCACCATGGAACTCAAGGAAATCACCGATCTGATCGCGGCCCAGGGCAAGGCATGGGACGAGTTTCAGAAGGCGAACGATGCGCGCCTGAAGGCGATCGAAGCCAAGGGCTACGCGCCCGCCGATCTGACGGAGAAGGTCGAGAAGCTCAACACGGAGCTCGCGGCCATTGGCAAGCAGCTGACCGAGGTCGAGAAGAAGGCCGGCCGTCCGCAGCCCGGGAAGGACGACAAGGAAGTCACGCCCGAGCAGGCCGAGTACCGCAAGGCGTTCGCTCTGTATCTGCGCAAGGGCCGCACCGAAGGGCTCGAAGAGCTCAGCCGCAAGGCCATGAACACCGGCTCCGACCCGGACGGCGGCTACCTCGTCGTGCCCGAGATGGATCTCGCCATCGACCGCGTCGCACAGACGATGGGCGGACTCGCACCGCTCGCCGACACCATCACCATCGGCACGGCCAAGTGGGAAAAGCTCGTCAAAACATCCGGCATGGCCATGCGCCGCGTCGCGGAGGGAGCGACAGGCGGGGAGACGACCGAGCCGAAATACGCGAAGACCGCGATCGAAGTCTTCACGGCGGAAGTCGAGCCGTGGGTATTCAACGAGACCCTCGAAGACGCGCGCATCAATCTCGAGGCCGACCTGGCAGACGAAGCCGCGATCGGGTTCACGGAAGGGGCGAATGCCGAATACATTACGGGGAACGGAACAGGAAAGGCCCGGGGCATCACGGCCTATCCCAACGTGCACAACGGCTCCTACGCCTGGGGCAGCATCGGCTACATCCGTTCCGGCAAATCCGCCGCGTTCATGTCCATCGCGCCCACGGACCGCGTGATCGATCTGCAGCACGCGCTGAAATCGCAGTACCGGTCCGGCGCGAACTGGCTCACCAACGACACCACGCTCGGCGTGATGCGCCAGATGAAGGACGGCAGCGGGGCTTACTACCTCTGGAACCCCGATCCCGCCGGCGGCTTCGGCGGGCGCTTCCTCGGCTCGCCCGTCACGGTGGACGATAACATGCCGGCGCTGGGCGCGGGGTCGTATTCCCTCGCCTTTGGGAACTTCAAGCGCGGCTACAAGATCGTCAACCGCGCCGGGACCACGCTGATCCGTGACAACATCACGGCCAAGGGCCAGACGAAGTTCAATTTCCGTCGCAGGTTCGGCGGGGGCATCGTGAACTTCGAGGCCATCAAGCTGATGGCGTTCATCACCGGCGTTTGAGCAGAAGGCAACCAGAAACAAGGCCCGGCCAAGACGGCGGGCTTTTTCATTTGCAACGTCCACCAATCAAATCTTTTTGAGAGGACAGCATCATGACGATCAGAGACCTGCATTCCGATGTGCGCACAGTCATGGGGATCGTTCCCGTGGCGATCGGCGCGAACGGCACCCTCACCGGTCTGGTGAAGGACCGGCAAGGCTACGGCGGCGTAGAGATCCTGGCCCACTACGGGGCCGTCACCACCACCGGCAGCATTGTGACCCTCGTCGTGAAAGAGGGGGACGCGACCGGAGCGATGGCGAGCGTGGCCGACGCGAACCTGTTGGGCACGGAAGCACTGGCGAGCCTGCCGGCCGCAACGCCGCGCACCGCCGGCACGACGAAGGAGGTCACCAAGCGCGTCGGCTACATCGGCAACAAGCGCTATGTGTCCTGCGATGCGGTGAAAACCGGCACGACCTCGGTCGGCACGGTCGGGGTCACCATCCTGCTGCACAACGCGTACAACGCGCCGACAGCCAACCCGTAAGCGAAAA